GTAAGCTGATTTGCTCTTGACCGACTAATCACTCGATTGCGCGTCGTTCGTGAGAAAATTTGGGCGAGTCATTATCTCCACTCCATGTAAAAGCGCCGCCATTATAGTTCGCCTTTGGAAATGTAGCGGGCCTCGTAGCACATGTAGCTGCAACTCCTCATTAGTAACCAGTTGATTTGCGTGCGCGTACAATTGGTCATACGATATCTGGTAATCAACAGATCCTAGATAAATTGGATGCGCACTGGACGATCGTTGTAATCTTTTCTTATGAATTTCACTTGCTCCCGATACATTCCATGCAAAATAAAAGAAATCACGATATATCTGTCGAAAGCTTCTTCCAACTATTTCCGTTGCTCCCTCGATCAACTGATGCGCTTCAACCTTCAGATCCTCAAAATAAACAAAATCTAACTCAAGATCAAATCCTAAGAAGAATCCTCTTTCTTTATGATGTGGCGCTACACATTTAAACATAAATACATAATCCGAATCCCACGGCGCTGTATATATGTGTATTTTAGGATGAAATTCTTTATTTATTTTCATCGCTGCATGTACTTTCATCGGCTTTTGATGTTTATCATACATCTTTTCAATCTTAGGCACTATGTTTTCTAATAAATGCTTACGTTCGTCGCCTAACTCTCTCACTAACGCCAACTTATTATCTACAACCTCTAATAGATCTTTTTCTTGTATTACGTCCCCGTCCGCATTCCGACGTAACAATAAACTCATTTTATCTGGTTGGAGCGACTTATAAGTCATATGCGATAAATCAACTCCACTTAATTTTTGAATGACTTCTTTCAGTTTTAATGCGCCCTCAACGGCCCGAACTGACGCAATCGCATTCGCTGCGCCAGCGCCCAACACCGGTACCTCCTCTGCAGCTGTCTCCAATACCTCTGCCCCCATATCCAAGATTTCCTGCACCGCTTCCTCATGAAGCCCTTCTTGTTCAACGGATATCGCGTCTTGCAAGACCCTCATATTGTTATTAAAGTATGAAATCAATTCTTGTTCACGTTGATTTCTCATTGAAGCCTCTTTCGTCAAACCTCTCCTCAATGTTTGTAAATCATTTGTATGCTTCAATTCAATTTTCTCCATTCCTTTAATCGATTTCCTTATCATCTCCATTTCGCTCATACCACTTTCTTCTAAAGAGATCATACCCTTGCCAAATTGTCTAATTGACCGCAATTCTTCACCATACTCATCTATGATCTCTTTCTCGTTTTGGTCAAAAAATCTGTCCTCTTGTTCCTCTTTCTCTAGTTCTGCCAATCTGTTATATATCGCGTGCTCTCCTGGGCTAATTGGATCCGGCGGCGCGTTTGCCGCACCCATCACATTTAAAATGACTGCTTGTTTAATTGATTCTCCCAAATTTTCACCCTCTAACGCAGACCTTGCTGCTCCCTGTATTATTCCATCTATCGCTGCACTACCCAACTCACTCTCTGCAACTTTTTGAATTGTTTTTCCAACCGTCTTATAAATACTTTTTGCTGTGTTCGATGTTAATGCATTCATTGTTGTTTTTCCTGCCCGTTTTAAAAATTTCACGAACCGACCCATCGTGCCAGAGCAATTTTAAC